TAGAAATGTTTTGTTAGAAAAACTAAAGCACAGAATTGCTAAATTAGAAAATGGCAAGAAGCATAATACAGGTGTATACTTCACAGAGATTCCACATGATCCAGCAACAAACTTGTCCACTTTAGATTATGAAACTGCTGAAGACAGAAACTATTTTAAAATAGACTGCTTGAACGTAAGCATCTACAAGGATATTAAAGATGATAATCATCTTAAACAACTAATGAACAAGCAACCAATGTGGGAGTTACTAGAAGCCAAAGACTTCAGTGACAAAGTGTTTCATTTGAATGGTCATTCAGAAATATTAAGAAAGTTAAAACCAAAAAGCATTGAACAACTAGCGGCAGTGTTGGCAATCATCAGACCTAGCAAAAGGTATTTGTTAAATGAATCTTGGAATAAAATTATGCAGGAAGTTTGGGTAAAACCAATTGACGACAAATACTTTTTTAAGAAGTCCCACGCAACGTCTTATGCTGTTGCAGTAGTTGTTCATATGAATTTAATTTGTGAGCAATTAAAAAATGAAAAGCAAAGCACGTAGAAGTTTAGCAAAAACATTATCATGGCGTATCTTGGCAACAAGCGATACGTTCCTAATTTCTTGGTTGATCACAGGAACAGTAAGCATGGCTGGAGCCATAGCAGGCATAGAAGTAATAACAAAAATGTTTTTGTATTATGGACACGAAAGAATTTGGAATAGAATTAGATGGGGCAAAGATAAAACGGATCACCCAACATATGTTTTTCCATACGAAGATTGGAAAGTAAAAAGGGTTAAAAATTACCTTGATAAAAAAGGTAATAAGCGTCTATCAAAACTTTTATTTGATTAATTACTTAGGCTTACGTACTAATTGAACTGATTTTCTCTTGCTTCTTTTCATAGCAAGATTGTTCAAACTTGTTACAGGACCTATTTTTACACTGACATCTTTGGTATTCATCATCATTAAAACGTCCTTGAATTTTACTAATTCTTTCCTTAGAAAGATGCCAATTGGAATCATTCTATTGCTTTCCCACCACCACGTTTGGCATAGAGCCATAAATTTTTCTCTAGCATTCACATGAATGTCTTCATATACATACATCGAGGTGATAGAGTTGTCTTGGTTGTTTATCACACCAACGTACTCTTTTCCACCGTATTCGACGACCGATATGAACGGAAAGTTCTTTTCTATGTCGTTTAACAGCATTTTAATTTCAATAAATACATAAGATTATGCAACTTGTGCCAAAATATTTATTAAATAACAGTGTAACTCTTACCGCGAATCTGGCAGGAGAAATAACGGAGTATAGATCAGTGTATCAAAGAAATTTAAATTTAGTCAGAGGAATAGACAATGTCATTCAATTCAACGTCCTTAATGCAGATCAAAAACCTGTGTCAATACTGAACACATATACACCAAAGTTTCAATTGTATGACGAATCAAACAGATTGATTGTTGAAAAAGACGGCACAGTGATAGAAACATCCACACCAAGCAAAGTGGGCCATTTCACTGTCACTATAAGCGAAAATGATTTGCTTAATGTTAAATCACAGTATATGCACTACACTGTATATCTTTCGAAAGATTCAGATGCTTCTAAAACTATTCTACACAGCGGCACAAATTTTACAAACAAAGGCATTGTATATGTTAGCACAGAGGAATTTCCAGGACCTTTAAATTCATATTCAATCTCAACATTCACAGAAGACAATCCAAGTTCTGGTGTATTTTTATCAGAAACTGTAACAGCAGAACCAACAATAAATGGCAACTCCGCATTACACACTGTGGCTTACTATCTAGATGAAGCAGTAGGTGACATTGTGGTACAAGGCACACTTGATAATCAAATAAACGGAGCAACTTATTGGTCAGATATCAATACCTTTACAGCCACAGACTCTGATACAATCAAATATGTAAATTTTAATGGCGTGTTCAGTCATTTAAGATTCAAACATACATTAAGTTCTGGTAGTGTTACCAAAATATTAGTTCGAAACTAATTGACTTTTTCATTATTTTAAATTATAATACAAGCATGAATATTGTGCTTGACGTTTTACAAACTTATCTTCCTTCCAAAAGAAAACAAACTCCTAGCGGTTGGTTGGCTTTTAATGCTCCTTGTTGTGAGCACAATGGCACAACACCAGATACAAGACAAAGAGGCGGACTGATATCCAAAGCAGATGAAAGTGTTAGTTTTCATTGTTTCAATTGTGGATTCAAAACAAGTTGGAGACTAGGAAGAAACTTATCTTATAAGATGAAGAAATTTATGAGATGGTTAAATGTGCCAGATGATGTAATAACAAAACTAGCATTACAAGTTTTACAACACAAAACGGATGACAGTGGTTTTAAATCTATTGTCACATTGCCAAAATTTGTAATGAAAGAATTACCACCTAAAGCAAAGCCAATACATGAATGGGCAACATACAAAGATTTGGAACCAGGTGGTGTTGATAAAGATTTATTTTCTGTAATGGAATACATTGCTAAAAGAAAATTAACACTAGATGACTATGATTTTTATTGGAGTCCTGAAGCAGGTTTCCGAGATAGATTGATTATTCCGTTCACATATCAATCAAAAATTGTTGGCTATACAGCAAGAAAAGTTGTTGAAAGCAAAGTAAAATATCTTTCAGAACAGCAACCTGGATATGTTTTTAACACAGACGCACAGGACGATGACAGAAAATACGTTGTGGCTGTTGAAGGTCCAATCGATGCTATTGCTATAGATGGAGTTGCATTGTTGGGTAGTGAGGTCAAAGAGCAACAGACAGCACTCGTAAACAGTCTAGGTAAACACGTGATTGTGGTTCCTGATAGAGATGAAGCAGGACAAAAATTAGTTTATGATGCTATGGAGTCTGGTTGGAGTGTGAGTATGCCTGACTGGAGTCAGGATATTGGAGATGTGAATGATGCTGTGTGTAAATATGGTAGACTTCACACTTTGTATACAATTATAAAGAACGCAGAAGATTCGCAACTGAAAACAAAACTGAGGATGAAAAAATGGTTTACATAAAAAAAGTAATATCATTTGTAATCTCTCCTATCACTAAATTGGTGTCTTACATCAAATACAGAAAGAAAATAAGAGAGTTACAAAAAAGAGACCCTTTTATATACAAGTAGAATGTACTACGTGATAGAGGGAATTCACAAGGATCCTAACAACAAAGAAACAATGGATCCTAAAACAAAGAAGGAATACGGACCTATGTCAAAAATAACAGCAAATGATTTAGCCGTAGCACTGATACAAAAAAACATTGATGATTTTTATCATCGAGCATGGGTAATTGAAAAATGATAGTATGGGGAATCACAGGTAACAATCATGATGCCAGTTTGGCAGTCATGGAATGGAGAGTAGCAGGACTAACAGATCATTATCATCTAAAATTAAAATGGGCAGGAATGTCTAAAGACTTCAGCGGTATACCTGGAGATCCTACACTTTGTCCTAAACTGATGGCAGAAGTAAGATCAAATCCCAAATGGGCCTATCCTGCAAAAATATATTTTTATGAAAAACCTTTCAAAAAAACTGTGCGTCAACTGATAGCAGGTCAAGGTTGGAAATGGAAAGAAAATAATATTAAAAAGTTTTTAAGTAAATCAGGTATTCACAATGTGCCAATAGAATATGTTAATCATCATGAAAGTCATGCGGCATATGGATACTACACTTCTCCATATAGAGATGCCGCAGTTGTTGTTTTAGACAGCATAGGAGAGTTTGAAACTTTTACAATATGGCATGGACATGGCAATAAATTAGAAAAGAAATACACACAAAGTTATCCACACAGCATAGGTTTATTTTATTCAGCAATGACACAAAGGGTTGGTTTAAAAGCAAACGCAGAAGAACATAAATTTGAACAACTTGCTAAAAAAGGTTATTGGAGAAAGTATTACAGAATGTTTATGGAAGAATTAGTTGATACAAGAATGCCTTTCAAAACAAGAATTAATTTACATAGAGGTTGCAACTGGTGGAGACCTGAATTAAACACGGAACAAGATTTGGCAGACATTGCCGCAACCACACAACATATTTTTGAACAAGTGTTAATGTGTGCCAGTTCATGGATACAAATGAATATTAAAACATCAAACATAATTTTGGTAGGTGGGTGTGCGTTGAATAAAACAGCAGTAGGCAAATTAGAATCTGTTTGGGATGACATATGGGTACCAAAAAATCCTGGAGATCCGGGAAGTTGTATAGGTGCTGTGCTTGCCAAATATCACAAGCACATTGACAATTCAAACGAAATGTGGTATAATAAGGACAATGGTAAAACAAAATAAAGATTATGGATATGAGATACAAAAACTGTATCTCGAAATGATGTTAGGTGACGCAGAAACGTTTGTGCGTTGCCAATCTATATTTGATCATTCATTGTTTGATAGAAAACTTCAAGAGACAGCAGACTTTGTTAACAAGTATGTGGCAGAATATAATTCATTGCCAACATATGATATTGTAAACAAATCTTGTAACGTTAATTTAAAACAAGCAGAAAATTTAACAGAAGAACATTTTACTTGGTTGTTAGATGATTTTGAAACTTTTGTAAGACATAAAAGTTTAGAAAGAGCAATACTAAAATCTGCTGATATGTTAGAAAAAGGTGAATATGGTCCAGTAGAAGAGTTGGTCAAAAAGGCTGTACAAATAGGACTACACAAAGACATAGGTACAGATTACTTTGATGATCCAAAAGCAAGACTTATGGGACTGAAAAATCAAAATGGTCAAGTCAGCACAGGGTGGTCAACACTAGATAAAAAATTATTTGGTGGTTTTAACAAAGGTGAGTTGAATATATTTGCTGGTGGATCTGGTGCTGGTAAAAGTTTATTCCTTGCTAACTTAGGATGTAATTGGGTACTCAATGGATTAAATGTTGCTTATGTTTCATTTGAATTAAGTGAGGCACTTGTATCGATGAGACTAGATTCAATGCTAACAGATGTGCCTGCTAGAGAGATTTTCAAAGATTTAGATGGTGTTGAAATGAAAGTCAAATTGCTTGGTAAAAAAGCAGGTAAGTTTCAAATAAAATATATGCCAAGTGGTAAAAATACAAACGATTTGAGAAGTTATATCAAAGAATATGAAATAAAAACAGGCACAAAACTAGATGTGATACTTGTAGACTATTTGGATCTTATGATGCCTATCAGTAGAAAAGTATCGCCAAGTGATTTGTTTGTTAAAGATAAATTTGTATCTGAAGAATTAAGAAACTTGTCAATGGAATTGAATGTTATCTTTGTAACAGCATCACAGTTGAACAGAGGTGCTGTTGAAGAAATAGAATTTGATCACTCGCATATATCAGGTGGGTTAAGTAAAATACAAACTGCTGACAATGTGTTTGGTATATTCACAAGTAGAGCAATGAGAGAACGTGGCAGATATCAAATACAATTAATGAAAACAAGATCATCTAGCGGAGTTGGTCAAAAGATTGATTTAGAATTTGATGTGGACAGTTTGAGAATAAGAGACCTTGCTGAAGATTCTGAATATCAAGAGTTTGATAAACGTAAGAGTACAATATACAATTCATTGAAAAAGACATCAACAGTTACTGAAAACGATGCTGAAGAACCAAAAGAACTAAAAGCACCAGACCCAACAAAAGGCGACACTGTTGGTCGTATCGAAACAGGCAACACTGACCAAACAAAGTTGAGGGACTTTTTAAAGAACCTTGATGGCGATGAATAAACAATACAGAAGAATAGTAATTCCAAAAGGTTTAGATTTAGGAACCAGCAGACGTACTTGTACTCAGTTGGCAAACACAATTAGTATAAGTTCTGGTTTAGAAATATTTTCAGATGTTGAACATATTCACCAAGGAGATTTAGTAATACTTGGTGGTGTTGGTGGACACGATGGATTTCAAAAGTATCATGAATCTTTTCAAGAAAAAAATATCGATTATGTGAATGTTGAAAAAGGATATTGTAATTGGTGGAAACCTGTTTTCTGGAGAGTTACATTCAACGAAAATCAAATTTCAGATATCAAAGGTGAATGGACAAATGAACGTTTTGTAAAATTTAATATGACCATTAAGCCTTGGCAAATGGGAGAACAAGTGTATATTGTTGCTCCTAGTCAAAACGGTTTAGAAGTATATGGTATCAAACAAAATGTAGATCAATGGATAGAATCTACTACACAAGAAATTAAAAAATACACAAACAGACCAATTAAAGTAAGAAAGAAACTGCCTAAGAAAGCAAGAGGTTCAAGAGGATTCTGT